AGGTGCTGAAGCCTGGCGACGAGATCGTCCTCGGGTTCGACGGTGGCAAGAGCTCGGACGCAACAGCGCTGATCGCGCTGCGCGTTCGGGACATGTGCGCCTTCGTGCTCGGTGTCTGGGAGAAGCCAGATGGACCGAAGGGCGAGGACTGGACAGTCCCTCGCTCGGACGTCGACTCCGAGGTGCATGAGGCGTTCCGCCTCTTCGACGTGAAGGCGTTCTTCGCCGACGTCGCACTGTGGGAGTCGTACATCGCTGACTGGTCCGAGACCTACGGAGCCGGCCTTTCGGTGTCCTCGCCTTCGGGTAAGGACGCGATCGGGTGGGACATGCGTGGTTCGCAGAAGTCCGTGACGATGGCGCATGAGCGCCTGATGCGGTCCATCTTCGACGCCAAGCTGGCCCACGATGGCGACCTCACTCTCCGCCGCCACGTTCTGAACGCTCGGCGCCGGACGAACAACTACGGCATCTCCTTCGGCAAGGAGAGCAAGGACAGTCCCCGCAAGATCGACGCCTACGCCGCACTGATGCTCGCGCATGAGGCGCTGTACGAACTCCGCGCTCGCGGCAAGAAGGTCCGGAAGCGGACCGGGCGCGGCTACTTCATGTGACCACTGTGCAAGTGTGACCGAAAGGTGGTGAGGCATGGCCGACACCAGCCCAGCTTCGCTGGCCAAAGAACTCCTCGCCATCCTTGATCGCGACGAGGCCCGAATCCAGCGGATCGACAACTACATCCACGGCAAGCACGACGACCCGTACATGCCGCCCCAGGCGGACGACGAGTACAAGCTGCTGGCCAAGCGGGCAGTCTCCAACTGGCTGCCCCTGCTGATCGGGACGCCGGCCCAGGCGCTGTACGTGGACGGCTACCGGCCGAGCACGTCAACCTCGGGCCTCCCGACCGCCTCGTCCTCCGCGTCCACGCAGTGGACCCACTGGCAGCGTTCTCGCATGGACGCCCGCCAGGCCGCGGTCTACCGGGGAGCGCTCGGCTACGGTCACTCCTTCGTCCTGACGGAGAAGACCAAGAAGGGCATCGTCTCGAAGGGCCTGTCTGCCAAGCGGACGGCCGCCCTGTTCGAGGACCCCGCGAACGACGAGACTCCGTACGCTGCGATCACCATCGTCTCCAAGCCGCGAGGCGAGACGCCGGGCAAGGCCCGGCTCTTCGACGGCAAGAGCGAGTACGCGGTCCAGTTCAAGTCGTACACCGACACCGACTCCATCCGGGTTGGCGCCGGTAAGCGCCACGGCGCGACCGAGTGTCCGGTCACCCGCTTCGCTGCTTCGGTCGACCTCGAAGGTCGCACGGTCGGCGTCGTCGAGCCGATGATCCCGCTCCAGAACCGGATCAACCAGACCATCTTCGACCTGCTCGTCGCGCAGACCTACACCTCGCACGAGGTGCGGTACGTGACCGGCATGGCGCCGCCTCTCCAGATGGAGATGGTGGACGAGAACGGTCAGGTCACCACCGATCCGGCGCTGGCAGTGGACAGCCGGCCCCGACTCGACACGGCCGGTAACCCGATCCCGGCGAACATCAACCACAACGCCCGGCGCTTCCTCTTCGCGGAGGACCCCGACGTCAAATTCGGTTCGCTGCCTGCCGGTCCGATCGGCTCGCTGATCGACTCGGTGGACATGAGCATCCGGCACCTCGCCGCGATCTCCCAGACTCCGCCGCACCACCTGCTCGGCCAGATCGCCAACCTGTCCGCCGAAGCCCTACTCGCCGCGGAGACTGCACTGAGCCGGAAGATCACGGAGTTCCAGTCCATCTTCGGAGAAGCCTGGGAGCGCGTCTTCCGCCTGGCCGCCGAGATGGAAGGCGACACCGCTGCGCAGGACGACTTCGCTGGCGAGGTTCAGTGGCGCGACATGGAGTCCCGCTCGCTCGCTCAGGCTGCCGACGCTCTCGGCAAGCTGGCCGACCAGCTCGGTATCCCGAAGCGTGGCCTGTGGAAGCGAGTGCCCGGCGTAACCCAGACCGAGTACGAGGACTGGGAGCAGATGGCCGAGGAGGACGACTCCGTTGGCCAGCTCGCTTCAGCCCTCACCCGAGCGACGCCCGACACGGGCATCACCGCCTCGCCCGACAGTGAGGTGGTCGCCGCGTGACAAGCCCAGCCCGACAGGCTGAGGCTGATCGCGCTGCCATCGCGTTCCAGACGGCGCTGACCCAGATCGGGGCAGGCACCGTCAAGGAGGCGCTTGCGTTGTGGGAGGACGTCCCGGCCACAAGCCGGGCGTCCACCACCGCCTCTTGGTTGAGGCGGGCCATCACGCTGGTGATGGGGCGTAGGCGCCAGAGCCGCGACCTTGCCCGTGCTTACTACCGCCTGGCTCGCGCCTTGCGGACCGGTAGCACGGTCGCAGATCCGTACCACCCCGAGCCGACGTACATCACCATCGACGTACTTCGGCGCGAGTTCGCCGAGCTGACCGGAAGCACTGAGAGCCCCCAGGAGGGGCGCGCAAGTGACACACCGGCCAGCACCTCGGACTCCTCCTCGTCGGCCGCGACCGGCCAAGCTGGGGAAGCTGACGAGGGGGCCACGGTCGATCCCGACCAGGCTCGCGAAGACGACCTCGACCGCATCCTGGTCGAGGAGATCGCGAGCCTTCGGGAAGCCGAGGAACGGATCGAGCGGGAGGCGGAGCAGGAGCTCCGCACCGTGCTGGAAGCCCTTGGGTCCAACAACCTCCAGAAGAAGGTCGACGCGATCGACGGCGCCAGGAGCGCTGACGATGTCGACAAGCTGCGCGAGGAAGCCCGCAGGGAGGCCGGCGCCCGCCAGGCCGCAGCCGCTGAGCGTGTCGCCATGAACGGTGGACGCTCGACGGTCTGGAACCACATGCAGCGTGACAAGCGAGCCATCGGCTACATCAGACTCTCGCGCACCGGAACCCCTTGCGGGTGGTGCGCGATGCTCATCTCTCGCGGTCCTGTCTACCGCTCGCAGAGCTCGGCTGAGTTCGCGGACGGCGACAAGTACCACGACAACTGCCACTGCTACGCGGAGCCTGTGTTCACGCGTGAGCAGTACAACGGCTCGGCTACGTACGAGCTGAATCGCCGGTACGAGGAGCTGTGGCCCAAGGTCACGCGCGGCCTCTCCGGTAAGGCGGCTGTGTCCGCCTGGCGCCGGTTCATCCGGCAAGAACAGGCCGCAGCCCAGGAGGCTCGGCGATCATCCACGAACGTCCAGGAGGCGTGACAGTGCCCGAGCAGGAAACCACCGAGACCAGCACCGAGACCACTGAGTCCACCACGGAAGAGACCGTCGAGACGCCCCCGGAGGGCGACAAGCCTGAAGGCGACGAGACGGAGTCGACCGAGGAGAAGCCCACCGAGGAGAGCGTTCCGGCCGACGTGCTTCGCAAGAAGCTGACTGACGCCAACGCCGAGGCGGCCAACTACCGCACGAAGCTCCGTGAGACGGAGGCCAAGCTCAGCTCGGCCAAGACCGTCGAGGAGTTCGAGGCGGCGACCGCTGAACTGAAGGGGCAGATCGAGGCGCTGGAGCGGACGATCCTGCTCAACAACGTGGCCGCGAAGTACGAGCTTCCCGACGTCCTCGCCAAGCGCCTGACCGGCGCCACGCCCGAGGAGCTGGAAGCCGACGCGAAGGAGCTCCAGAAGCTCATCGCTCCGGCCGCGCCTGAGTCGCTTGGCGGTGGCCTCAATCCCGAGGACGACGCCGACGACTTCGACCCGGTCAAGGCGGCACAGGCTGCTCGCCGTAGCCGTCGCTACTGACCAACCCTTCTGGCCGCGTGTGCAAGTGTCGCACGCCCAGCCTCATCTCCCCTACCGACAGGAGTAATCACCCGTGGCACACAGCGTTGTCAAGCCCGAGAAGATCGCCGCGACTGCGGCCGTCGCTCTGGAGCAGGCCCTCGTCGTCCCCGCGCTCTTCCAGCGCGAAGGTATCGACCAGTACAAGGGCGCCGAGAACGACACCATCAACGTCAAGGTTGAGGGCGTCCTCCCGTTCCGTACGTACGAGTGGCGCTCCGGCGAGCCCGGCTCGTCCACCCCCGGCACTCGTCAGGCGATCCAGTTCGACGAGTACACCGAGAAGACGGTCGCCGTCTCCTTCGGTGGCAACATCTACTCGGCCGTCAAGCTGACCGACGAGCAGCGCGAGTTCGACCTCGACGGCTGGGCCAAGCTCATGACCAAGCAGACCGAGGCCATCGGCCGCGGCCTGGAGCGCGAGGCCGTCAACACCCTCCTCGACCAGCCGTACGCCGTCACCCTCGGCGGCAGCGTGTCTGCGCGTGGCGGTAACACCGACCTGCGCCGCACGCTGATCAAGGCGCGCGACGTCCTCAACAAGTTCCGCGTCCCCTCCGAGGGTCGTGTCCTCCTGGTCGGTTCCGACTGGGAGACCTCGCTGCTCTCCGACGAGAAGCTGAACCTGGCCGGCAACGTCGGCGAGGCCGAGGCTGTCTCCGCCCTGCGCGAGGCCAGCATCGGTCGGCGCTACGGCTTCGACATCGTGGTCTCGCAGGAGGTCCCGGCTGACGCCGCGTTCGCGCTGCACCGCTCCGCGTTCATCTTCGCGACCGGCGCCCCGACCGTCCCGCAGTCCGTGTACGGCGGCACCGCCGCTCACAACGGTGTGGCGATCCGCTACATCCAGGACTACGACGCGAACTACCTGACCGACCGCAACGTGGTCAACACGTACAAGGGCTTCCGGTCCATCAAGGACCAGCTCATCGGCATCGACGCCGGTACCGACCAGGCGTACGTCTCGCAGTTCGAGCACTTCGTTCGCGCGATCAAGCTCGACCTCGACGCGACCGCTGACGTGCTGCCCGACCCGGACGGCCCGGACGCTGCCCAGCAGGAGCTGGCCGCGATCACCGGCGTCTCGGGTGCGGCTGACGGCGCTGGCGTCTGATCAACCGGCTGAGTGGGGCGGGGCCTTCGGGCTCCGCCCCTCCCCGTGAGTGAAGGAGAACCATCATGGCGAACTTCGCCACACTCGATGAGCTGAAGGCTCGCCTCGACTGGACGCTCGACGCTGACGAGGAGCGCATCGCGACCTCAGCCCTGGAGGACGCCTCCGACCTCGCGGTCTACTACGTAGGCCGTGACTGGCCGGACGCAGCCTCCTCCCCTCGCCTCGTACGGACCCTGGTCCTGAAGGCGTGCAAGCGGTTCATGGACAACCCGCAGGGCTACACCCAGTCCCGAGCGGGAGACGAGACCCTGGGCTGGAACGACAGCCAGGGCGAGAACGCTGGCACGGTCTACTTCTCCGCTGACGAGCAGAAGCTCCTCGCGGAGATCGGTGGCCGCAAGCCCGGCCTGGTCTCGGTTCAGGTCTCGGCCTGGAACTCGACGTACCGGCCTGTAAGTGCCGGCCTCGTCCCGGTCGACATCGACGGGCACAAGCCGTTCCCGATGTTCCGTCCGGACGGTGAGCCCTGGTGAGCTCGATGCAGCGTAGGCGGGGAGTTCAGGCGACAGTCTGGAAGAGCCGCTACCACACCGACAACCGCGGCAACGAGATCCTCGTCGCCGACTCGGACGGCCCGCACCAAGTCCGGTGCGCGCTGATCCCGCAGCGTTCGGCCCGAGCCGAGGTTCCCGGTCAGCAGCAGATCAACATCACCCGCATGATCGTGGACGCCAACCTCGACGGGGTTGAGCTCTGGTCGCGGGTCGAGATGCTGGGCAAGGTCTGGGACATCGTGACCCCGCCGGCCTACCACCACGGCGAGCGCAGAACTCGGCACTGGTCGATCGATGTCCGTGAGAGGCCGAGCTGATGGCCTACATCTACAAGGGCCTCAACGGCAAGAACATGGCGGAGATCATCGCCTCCCTCCCCGAGGTGCAGGCAGAGATCGACCAGCGCGCCTTCGAGATCGGCGTCAGGGCTGAAGAGCTCCTGATCCAGCACAAGGCCGAGGGCATCGCGCAGATCGAGATCGCCAAGGGTGACATCGACGCCTACGTCGTTCTCGCCGACGCCAACGGAACCAACGCCAAGACCAACTCGAACTCGGCCCTGTCGATCGAGTTCGGCCGCAACGCCTACGACGTGG